TTTCTTAGGTTGCTTCGCCATCTTTGCTCTCCTGCATGAGTTCGGGTCGGAAAAGCCGACCGCCTCGTTGCAGTTGCCTTATTGCACACCTTGTGGTATGCCGTCAAGCATCATTTGGAGCATAGGCGATGGATCAGGATCGAAAAGTTCGAGAGAACCGATTGCGCCGAGCCGCGAAGCGGCAGGGGTACATCGTCGAAAAATCTCGTCGGCGCGACCCGCGCGCCGTTGACTTTGGATACTTCATCGTCACCGGGCCAGACGACCGCGCGCCACGCTATTACACAATCGACGAACTCGAAAGGCTTCTCACAGACGGTTGCTGACGGCAGCCGCCATATCCAGGGATTTCAGCGGGTAGCGAAAACTTGGCTCACCGACCCCGATCTCCGCGAGCCGGCGGTTGGCGTCCGCTAAAGCGATTTCGCAACTTTCCCGGACAGCGGTCGAAAGAACCGCCAAGTCCTCACGGGCGAGAAATGGCAGCGCGGCGGCTATGACGCGCCCGGCCGCCACGCCTATTTCGTTTTTGATGTCCGCTCCATTATCCCTAATGGCAACTTTATTGGCGTAGTCAAGCCGTTCGAGATTCCCGAGCAGAGTAATTTTCTGCCCCGATATTTCGCACGCTTTCACCAAATCCTGTTCGCGCATTACGACCTCCCTCGTGCTTAAACGGTCTGCTCCGCCGACCCGTCCGCGGGCCGGCCGCCGCCATCGGCGCCGCCCTGGCTCGACTGACTGCCTGCCGCGGCGAGGTTGCTCGGCGAGAGCAGCACGTCGCCGCCGGGCTTTGGATCGTAGCCGGCCTTGGCCCGCGCCTCGTTCTGCGTCAGGAAGCCGCCGGAAATGCCCCGCGCGTTATTCTGGAATAGCGCCGTCACGTCGGCGCGGGTCAGCTCGGAAAGGTCGAAGTCGACGAACACGCCGGCCGGCGCCGCGACATGGCCGCCAGGAACCGGGCCAAGTCCGAAGGTCTGATGCAGCTTCCATCGCCAGCGCATCGTATAGCTGGACAGAGTAAGGTTTATGTATTCCATGCTCTGTTGGGAGATGTTGTTGTTCGTCGAATTGTGAACAATGACGCCATCAGCAACAAAGCAGTGGGTTCCATCAACCTCTATGTCAAAGACATGTTCACGCGCTTGCTTTTCAATCGAGACAACACTAGCGAGAGAGGCCCCATCAATGTTGAAATCATCCCCGCCGCGACGGTTATAGTGACGATCCTTCCGAGCGAACCCCTTTCCTGCCGCCATTCTGTCCACGTAACGCGCGTCGTGAGAACCAATACGACGGTTTTGCTCCGGGTCGGAGCATGTGAATCTATACATCCGCGTTATGTGCGGGTGCTTAGCACACGGCGGCTGCGACTCTTGATCGGTAACCTGGATATTTGTGACCGGAATCCCGAGCCCCATGCAAAGATGACGTATACCTTCAATGAGATAGCGGTTTGCCGAGTCGAACGAGATGCGGCCAAGCTTGTTGACGGTTCCATCGGCGTCGAGGAACCCGCGCAAAATTGCCAAGCGAAGATCAGCACGCAGACCAAACACCCAACATGGGACGCTCTTCGTAAAAGCGGTCCCGGCAAACCCTAATTGTTCGAGTTCGGCCGCCGCGACGACGGATTTAAACGAGGTCTGGCGATCCTGTTCGACCAACAGTATCGGGCGATCGGCGCAGCGAACGGGCTCATTCCAATTTCTGTAGCCACGGACCGCCTTCACGGTCGCGCGAGACACTGAGAACGAATCGCCAAGGGCCACAGCTTCCGCTTTAGTCTCGGCATTCCGTATTTCTTGCACCTGGCTCAAGGTCAGCTTCGCCATACCGTGGCGTTCGCCATGTGCATGGACCGTCCCGCCGGCAGTGAACTCCTCGCGAGCGACCACCCGGTAATGGTCCATGTAATTGGCCGTGCTGGCCCTGGCGATTTGAACCCCAACGTAATGATCGTGAACCTTAATCAGGTTCCCATCGCCTAGCAGCAGCCCACAAAACTCCATGAAGCCGACGGTGAGCGACCGGCCGTTTGGCGCCGTATCGCCTCCAATGTCAGGGATGGAATTCAGCGTAACGATCGTGTCGCCCACGCGGAGATCGCCCGCAGCGACGTATTCCGTACGCCAGGAGACCCGGACTTTCTTGCCGTCTACATTTCTGCCGCCCTTCTGCCCGCGGAGAAGCGGCTCCTCATGAGCGCGGCGCGCCAGGATGCGATGCGCCGGGTTGCAACGCGTCGTCCGATTTGTCGTCTTGATTTCGAGGATGTCATCTTCGCCATTGTCATAGCACCCAATGACGCGCGACATGCGGACCTGAGACCCGTCGCAACTCCAAACGAAATCACCTTCCTTGACGTCTGGAATATGCTTTGGGCCATCCACCGTGTAAACCAAGGTGCTCGCAGGGACGCACCGCGACAAATCACCGAGCATATGAAGTGGAACTCTGAATAGACGTGCTACTTCCTGCAACTGAAACGTGCGCTGTGCTATGATTTGCAGGTCGTTCGCCGTCATGGCGATCGGGATATACTTCAAGCCCTGTTCGAGAACTGCAATCTTGCCCGCATTTTGCAGGCCGCCCTTGGCGTCCTTCCAGTCCTGCGCCATGCGGGTCGCAGCGTCTTTGGTCAGCTTCTGCTCGGTCGACAGGACGCCGGAGAGGTGCGCCCGGTTCGCCATCCACCGCGACGCTTGCTGCTCCTGGCCGAGCGAAAGGCCGATCGCCTCTTTGCCGAGCATGATGCGCGACGCGCCGAGCAATCCGTTCGCCGAAAACCCGCGGACGTGAAACACGTCCTCGGCGGGGATCAGAAACGGTTCGTGGCGCATCTCGGCCATCATGTGGAGGCCGTTGGACGTCACGCGATAGAACAGCTCGCCGGTCGGCGCTTCCCACAGCGCGACCCAATCTGCGTTGACCGGGATCAGCTTGATCGGATCGTTGCGGCGATCACGGACGATGACGGCGTAACCGTTGCCGCGAAGCAGGATGCTGATCTGCAGCATCTCGGCGAATTCGAACCAGTTCTGCCAATCGTTCGGCGAAAAGAGCAATTGGTAGAGCGGATGGTCGTCCGCCGCCTCGCGCGCGCCGGTCGCCGGGTTGATGCGGTAAATCCCCGGCGTCAGCTTGGCGAAGTCCTCCGCCAGCATGGTCACGCAGGCCATGACGGCGGTCGAGTTGAGCGCGGTCTGTTGGTTGACGTTGACGCCAGCGTTCGACTCGCTGTTGAACAGGCCGGTGTTCCACAGCATTTCGTCCTGCGTCGAGTCGGACGTGCGCTTGAACGCGTTGAGGAAGCCCATCAGCGCAGGCCCGCAATCGCGACGTAGACGAGGATGGCGCCAGGGACGCACAGCGCCGCCGGCGGCGAGACTTGCTCGAGGCCGCCGGCGACGAGGCCGACGCCGACGAACAGCATGGCCTCGCGCGCGCCGACAATCTTGGCGAAGGCCGAAGCCGCGCCGCGGAGAGATGCGAGAAATTTCATACTCTCCCCTTTGCGGTTAGCCGAACACGACGAGGCCGCGCTCAGCGGTGTAGACCGATCCCGGCGCCTCGGGGTTTTGGCTCATCAGCGCCGCGGCGTCGAACAGGGCCATCAGCGGATCGATCTTGGCCGTACCGGCCGCGGCCTTGGTGATCAGAATATAGTTGGCCTTGACCTCGACCTTGGCATTGCCGACGCACCAATCCATCAACGGCTGCGCGGCGTGAACGAGCGTCCCGTCGGCGAGCTTGCGCTCGATCGTCTTGATTGCGCCCATCAGCATGAAGCCCTGCGGCACGCCGACGACGCGATTCTTGCCGCCGTTGCGATCCTCGGCGCCGATACCGGCGTCAGCGAGCGCGTCGACGACGGCGCCGACGCCCGCCCGATCAAGCCCGACCCCGGCCAGAATGTCGGCTTGGTCAAGCCGGACCGCGATGTCGACGATCTCGGCGATGTCTTCGCCGAGCGATTCGACGATGGCCAGATCGCCGGTAGCGGCGAGATCGTTGAGCCGCGGAGCCTCGCTCTTGCGGCGCTCGAGCGTCGAGACATGGCACCACGCCTTGCACCAAACGAGCCACCGGCGCGTCTCGCGCTCCCGGCCGACCACGGCCAGGCCAAACAGATCGTCCAAGCCGCCGCCGTCGAGGCCGAGCGTCGCGACGTCGCACCGGGCGATGATCTCGTCGAGCGTCAGCGCCGCGTCGGCCGCGCCTTCCCAAAACGCCGCGCCGGCCCAATAGTCCGACTTGAGCGCCAGGCCCATTTCGACGTTGAGATGCTTCGCGAGAAAGCCGCGGAGCGATTCCTCGCCCGCGTCTTGAGCCTTCTTGAGTTCGTCCTCAAGCCACTCCCGATCGACCGACGCTCCGAGGTTCGGGTTTGTGACGTAGGCGTTGGCCGGATCGAGATACGCCTTACTTTTCAACATCTCCTCGGGAAATTCGTAGAGAACCCCGAGGCTCTTCGGATCGACGATCGTCCCGTCGCGCACGCCGCGGAAATAATGGAGCTTTTGCCGGAACACCCCGGCCGGCGGCTCGTCGGATTGCGTCGTCGCGTAGATTACAAACCCTTCCGGGCGGGAAACAAGGCCGCCCGTCGCCTCGCGGAGCATGTTCTCCGCGTTGGCGCGCTTGCCGAACAGCCAAAGCTCATCGACGAAGACGCCGATCGCCTTCTTGCCCGAGATCGTCTCGTTGTCCGCCGCGATGACCTTGAGCGAGGCCCCGGTCGTCCGGTGCGTGATCGTCCTCAAGTGCGGCTGGATGTGAAGCAGCGCCCGCGCGTCTGGGTCCGCCGCGATCATGTCGCTCGCCGGCTTGAACGAGTTGTTTGCCACCTCGAGCGTTGGGGCAAGGATCAGGAACTCGCCGGACATGCGCCAGTTGCGGACCAGCGCCGTGAGCATGATCGCCGCGGCGTCGACGCTTTTGCCATTCTTCTTTGAGATGAACAGCATGAACTCGCGGATCAGACGCCGCCCGGTCGAATGGTCGTAGGAGCCGAACACCGCGCCGACGAAATCCCGAAGCCACGGGCGCCCGACCTCGCCGAACGTCGGCGATCCCGGCGCGTCGACAATCCGCCAGCCGTCGAACACGTCGAGCGCGGCCTTGGCCTCGTCGGGGAACAGCGGCGCGAAGGAGACAAGCCCCTCCCCGGCGACAACCCTCCGCTCCCAATCCGGGCAGGCCGTCGACCAATCCACAGCCATGCCTCAGTTCATCCGATCGGGGATCGGCGCGGACGGCGGAGCAAACTTGCCCGTCGCGCTTTCCTGCGCCGCGAGCGCGGATTCCTCTTTCTTGCCAAGCGGCGTGATGTCGAAGTGCGCCTCGGCGCGCTCCTGTCTGGCAAGCTTGACCACTTCCTTCGCCGCGGCCACCGCCGCCGAGTTTGACGCCTCGCTCGCCATGACGCGCTTCAACGTCGCGTAGGCTTCCGTCAAGAGCGCCGTCGCCGGGCCGCTGACCTCCGCCACAATGCGCTCGACGCGACGCGACGCGGCTTTCACAATCGCGACGGTCGGCGTCTCAAAGCCGTCAATCCTCGGTTTCTTTGGACGCCCGGCGCCGGGGCGTGCGCCGCCCGAGTTCGGCCGCGCTCCGCCGCGCTTTCCCTTTGCTGATTGCGTCGTCATGCGTCTGCTGAAATCCTGAAATCACCAAACCGGCCGGAAAAAATCTGCGCGTGGG